CAATGGAACATTTGATGATTCGGTTATGTCGTGGTTGATTGGTCAATATGTCCGTGAAACTCTGCCCTATGCTACACGGACACGCAAAGGTCCGGGAGATAATAAAGGTCGCGGTGGAAATCAAAAAAAACCTTCATCAAAAGCATATTATTGAAAGGAATAATTATGAGAGATTCAGGGCTTGTAACAAGGACTCCAGTAACAAAACCCGATTATATGATAACATCTAAAAACAATTCAGGCTCAAAAGAAAAAAATCTTTTAATAGCTAGATGGCTTGGGAGAAGAGGTTTAGGCATAAAAGATTGGGCCTCTGATGATAATATGGCATTGAAATTACTTCCTGAACTTGTGAAAAGGAAATATATTCCTACCTTGCAATTCGATGTGAATCTCAATTTATGGAAGATGCACATTGCGCCGAAGCCCTTTGAAGGCCATGATAGGCTAATTATTATTCGCACGGGTGCTACTTTATCACAGTCAATTGTCAATGCAGTTTTAGAACTTCCTGAAGTGAAACAGATACAAGAGAAGGTGAAAGATAAGTTTAAACATGAGATAGAACAGATCGTTAATAACGCCAATGCGGAAGGGGTTCATATCCCGGCATTGGAAGTAAAAGAAATTACTTGTATTTGTAAAAAGTGGCCTTATAAAGTAATAAAATTAGATAAAAATCATAATTGTGCTGAATGTGGCTTACCTTTAAACCTATATCCCAAGGAGAACTTGTATGAAATTAAAACCTAACGATCAGATAGTGAATGAATTTGTGATACCTTTTACAATCGCGCTGAAGAAGTGGTGTACTGAACATACTCTTCAGCTTTACGGGCCGATAGAACATCGACGGGTGCCGGGTGACGCGAAACATCCTGAAGAGGGCTTTGTCTTATACGGCGGTGTGGAACATATTATCAGCCACGATCAATGCGAGTTTGGTGTTTCCTTTGGGGAACGCTTCAATAATCCGATTCCTGAAACACTCGATGAGTTGCAATCAGTTTTGGATAGTGTGACAGACCCTCTCACGGATTATTTTTGGCCTGGGAGAAGAAAAGAGACGGTGCATTAACGGCTAGCCGGATGACCGGCAAAGGAGATGACAATGGGTATCGGTGAATTATTCGAGTTCGAGAAAACAGGGCAAATACTGCCGGAAAGAGGGCCGGTCGATCCGCTTGTTATCTCTGCATCTCGCCAAAACGGTTCTATGCCGTGGGACTTGCTTTTTGCCCACGGATGGCGAATTGTCGGAATGAACCATTATCGCCTTGACGGGAAAGAATGTCTGTTCTGTGCCATGATAAAAGACGGCAGATGCATTGTCGCGGAAGGGCCACAAGACATCGGTATTTTCAAGTGGCTCGAAGAGAAGGCCGGGTTAAAGGGATAACAAACAGCTCACGCGCTCGTCGCGTGTAGCGGGAGTTAATTTCTCTTGACAGAAAAGTTGCTTTGGAATATATTCCCGGCTAATATTAATTTTAATTAGCCGGTTTTGTTTTAAATGGTTCTCTACAATGGGTAGGGGGCCATAAGACCGTAAGCCAAAAGGGTGGATACGGCATGAGAAAGCAACTAATCAGAGCCGTAGTGTAGGCGCTTATTCAGCGTCCATGCTACGGCTTTCTTTTTCATGGGGGTTTAAAGTGTCTCCTAAAAATACCAAGGTAGATAAAATTTATCAGGCAATCAAAAAGAAATCCGGTGATAAGGGCATGGCGGCTGCGACTGCTCAAAATATAACTGGTAAATCGCTGGCAACCGGCAAAAAGCCAAAAGGTAAATAATGGCTGAACAAGCCCTACAAAAATCAGGCATGGTTGATTTGGAAGATATTTTCCCTGGCATTGACCCGGACATGATGGATATTCCTGAACCTCATGACCAGCTTGCCGTTCATGTTCGTTCTGTTTGGCAAACGAATTGGCAAGCCAAACAGGTTATTGAGCAAGAAGATTTAGCCAATGAGCGCCGGGTTAAAGGTGAATATGACCCTACACACCTTGCCGCGATAAAAGACGCTGGCCTTCCTGAAGACACAATACGCATGACCTACCACAAGTGCCGTGACTGCTGTTCATGGGTGCTTGATACCATTGATCCTCTCGGTGATCGTACATGGGACGTTGAGCCGGATGGTGTTGTTGAAATCCCTCCTGAGCTTCACGATCAACTCATTCAGCAAAAACAAGCAGAGATGCTGCAAGCGATTATGCAACAAGCTCAAGCATCCGGTCAACAACTCGACGAAAATCAAGTTCTACGAATGATTGAATCTTCTGAGCCTGAACTTATCGGCCTTATTCTTGAGGAAGCGAAAGCCGTTGCTGAAGAACGCTGCACCAATATGGAACGGCTGATTATGTCTCAACTTCATGAAGGTGGGTGGGATGATGCATACAAGGCTTGCGTTGATGATTTCTCAAAGCGTAAAGCTGCGGTAATGAAAGGCCCACTCCCTAATAAAATCAGAGTGCTGAAAAATGATGAAAAGACGGGAAGATATAAAGCAGTAGATAAAGTTGTACCCGGCTTCTGGCGGGTAAATCCTTTTGATGCTTATCCTGCGCCAAATTCTCTGAATCCGAATGACGGCGATTTCATAGAGATTGAACATTATGATCCGCTCGACCTTTCCCGGCTGATTGGTCAACCCGGATATGATAGTGACGCCCTCCGTAAAATTCTTGCCCTATACCCGAAAGGGCATCATGAAACAACAGTAATTGATGATGAGCGTAAATGGCTTGAGAATGAAGATGTAAGCGGTGCTCAACTCGATGCTTACGGCGGGAAAATAGACTGTATCAACTTTTGGGGTAATGTCCAGGGCAAGATTCTCCGTGATTGGGGAATGAGCGAAAAGAAAGTTCCTGATGGAGATTCGTATTATCCCGTCAATGTGAAGATGGTTAACAACATCATTTTCCAGGCCCGTATTAATCCTGACCCTCTTGAACGCAATCCTTACGATTCCGCTTCATTCGTTAAAAATAACGATAGTGTGTGGGGTGAATCTCCTGCTGACTTGATGAAGGGTCTTGAAAATATGGCCCGTGCTACGATCAGAAACATGATGTATAACGTGGCGACTTCTTCAGGTGCAGTATGGGAAATTGATGAAACTCGGCTGGCTCCTGGGGATGATGGCGATATTTATCCCGGCAAAAAGTTGATGACTACCAACAAGAGGATGCAGGAAGGTCCGGCACTTCGGATGTATCAGGCCAAACTGAACGCTCAAGAGTTACTTTCTGTTTTCGATAAATTTACCAAACAGGCTGATGACACAGTTGTTCCGGCCTTTGCCAATACTGCTGCTGGTGGGGAAAGAACGACCTCGGCTCTTTCAATGAGAATGTCTGCTGCTGGCCGGAATATCAAGATGGCTGTTGATAATATCGACAGTGGCATAATCCACAACAAGATTGACAAGTTATTTACATGGAACATGCTGAATGTCGATGATCCTTCCATCAAGGGAACGACAAGGGTAGTGGCTCGGTCTACCAAGTCTCAAGCTGCGCGTGAACAAATGGCGACACGGCACTCTGAATTTGTTGACAGGATTGCGCGTAATCCCATTCTCACAAGGATCGTCGGTGATAAGGGGCTTGCTTATGCCTTGGGCGAAAATGCAAAGTCACTTCAAATGAATGTGAAGATGTTGATTCCGAACCTAGAAATGATAGAGAAATCTCCAAATCAACCGCTTAACCCGGCTCAAGGTGGAGAACAGCCCCCTGCGGCAAATGGGGAGACTCTTGACCATGCCGGTAATCCTGCTGGTGGGCCACAAGGAGCCGCTTAATGATAAGGCCGGGAAAAGAACTTAACTATAGCTTGTCACGGTTGATACTTAATAACCCTGAAATTATTAAATGGTTCAAAGATTCATTAGCGGATCAACTAGATGTGAATATCGACTTAATAGATGAACCTGGGATTCGCGGCCAAGGAAAGGCTCAAGAACTTCGGGAGATCATCCAGTTTATAGAAGCTGCACCTGAACAAGTAAAAAATCAGCAAAAAAGGGACAGCCACCCGGCACCCAAACAAATGAGGATAGTCTAAAGACACCTCAAATCTAATTATGGAGAGAGCGAAAGCACTCCAAGGAGAGTAACAAATGGCACTCGGAACGGACAGAGAATCAATCAGGAAAGAAGCTGAAGAAGCTGAAGCAGAATTGCTCAAGATCAAAGCGGAAAACGACCAGAAAGAAGCAGATAGGTTAGCCGAAGTCAAAGAACTTCCGGTAGGGTCTGTTGCTATCGAAGATATTTTCTCGGCTGAAGGTGACACCACTATTCCTTCCGGGTCTGGCATTGAAGTTAAAACCGATGATGCAACTCCTGCTGCTACTGCGGTCACTGACACTGAAGCTGCGGCGTTGAAAGCGGAAAATACTCGGCTTCAATCGGAACTGGCGAAACTCAATGCTCGTTTTGAATCGACCTTTGGCAATTTCAACAAGGCTGGCATGGCTGAACTCCAGAAGAAGGTTGATGATCTGGAAAACAAGCTGGCTGCTGCAACTGCGGCTCCTGCTGCCGTTTCTGAAGTGTTTACTACAAATCGTGAAGAGATGGTGAAAGACCTGGGGGAACCGGCTGTTAAGGTAATTGAATTTCTCCAGGGCAAAATCACTTCTCTTGAAACAGCCCTTACTGATGTAACCGGACAGGTCAAGGCTACCGGCGAAAAGGCGGGTAAACTGGAAGAAGGCCAAACAGCGATTGCGACACGAAGCTATTATTCGGCTCTCGATAGTCTCGCTCCTGACTGGCGGAAGATCAACGGTGACGATAAGACCCCTCAAAACCCGAAATTTCTTACTTTCCTAGACAAACAGATTCCGGGAACCGATATGACCTATGATTATGCTATCAAGGTTTATCATGAGCGGGGGAACGCCGTCAAAGTGGCTGAAATATTCAATCTCTTCAAGGCGTCAGAAGGTGCTGTTACTACGGCTGCTGCTGGCGGTGATAAAGAGGAAATTATACCTGAACCGGGTAAAACTGGTAGGGGTAGTACCCTACCCAAACAAAAAACTGAAAAACGGACCTATACTCAAGCGGAAATAGATCGCTTCGATACGTTGAAGAAGGCCGGGAAACTGAAAGCGACTCAGGCTCAAATAGACGCAATCGAAAGCGATATTCAAGACGCAATTTTAGAAGGAAGGGTCCGTTAAAAGGAGCCTTACGATGAAGAATTTCAACAGATTCATGCAGTCAAAATGGGGGATATTCGCCCTCGTTATCCTGTGCGCTGCAATCGCACACCTTCAGGGACATAGTGCTTTTGCATTTATGGCCGCTGGCCTTATTGCTGGTGTCCCTGGTGAAGTGGATTATACAAACCAGACAGGTGACGCCCGTATCCCGGCCCTTTTCTCTCGGATTTACCGGGATAAGTTTTATGATGCAGTCTGCGCGGCCAACATTACCAACACGAAATATACCGGTGAGTTGAAAGGACTCGGCAACCAAGTAACTATCAATACCATTCCTACCGTCAAGATTTACCCCCTGGTGCGCGGTCAGAAGCGCCAATGGCAAGAGCTTACTTCTGCGCCGGTTATCATGACCGTCAACCGTGGGACCGTCTTTGACTGTCTTATCCTCGACGCCGATAAATCCCAAATGTGGGATAAGGATTTCCTTGGGACTCTTTCCAAGGATGCTCGTCAACAGAACGCGATTTACGTTGATGGTCTTTTCCTGTCCACCAACTATCCCTATGCCGCTGCCGCTAATACTGGTACTGCTGCCGGTAAGAAATCTGGTACTACTGCAACCGTCGCCGGTCCCGGCTACAACATGGGCGTAAGCGGTACGCCTCGCGGCGTCAACAAGGTCAACGTGGTTGACGCAATCCGCGATTGCCAGTCTGTCGGTGACGAACAATCCTGGCCTACGGATGATCGGTGGATGGTCATTCCTACCTGGATGGAAAATATCATGGATATGTCGGATTACAAGGATGAATCCATGACCGGCATGAAATCTACCTGGGCTGGCGGACGGATCGGCACTTGCGCCAAATTCAAGCTCTATTCCACAAACCTCTACACGCCGATTGCTGACGGCTCCGGCCACACGGCATATCCGGTGATCTTCGGCCACATTTCGGCAATCAGCTTCGTGCAGCAACTCGCCAATGTCAAATATTTCCCGGAACTTCAGGAAGTCAACGGCGCTGGTCTGTGCGGAGAAAACATCTTCGATTGGTCCGTGACTTATCCTGACGCTCTCGGCGTTCTGTACTGCTACCAGAACCGGTAATAATCGGCTCAATCAATCATAATGGGGGGCTTCGGCCCTCCAATGGAGGTTAGAACAATGAAGAATTTTAAAGACTTTCTGAAGAGGATTTATCTCTTCCCGGTCAACATGCTTCTCGGTGTCACCACTACTGCGGTTGTTGGGACTGCTGCGGTTCCTTACCGTAGCATGGGTAAAAGTTTTATCACCCCTCCGGCTACTGTCACTGTGCCTTTAACAGCCGTCACCAATGATGTCGTGCAATGCGTCCCTTATCTCAAAGGGTGGCTGATTGAAGGAATCATAGTAAAGATGCTTACCAGAGGTACAGCAACCACGATTACCGGTCAGTTTGGTATAACCGGTGGCACTACCAATGGCTTCGCGGCTTCTGCTGACCTCACGGCGGCTGGCCCGTTCCTTTCTCCCCTCGCTGGTACTTATCCTGCTGCTGGTGGTTTCCTTGCGGCTGCTGATGGTACTGTTGACTTGCTTCTTTCAACGATCACTTTAATGACTGTTGCTCCGATAATAAGCGTCCAGTTGATCGTCAACGACACTAACTAGCCCTAATTTACCCTGCGGCTAAAGGCCGGGAAAATACGGCATAGACAAGGAGAAAATTATGGGAAGAAACATCCAAACATTTGGTGAGGTAGTCCTGGAAGGCGCGATAAACCAGGATGGGGTTTATGTCATGCTTCGTGACTTAAATCTGAATGCCTTTTATTGCGCTGGCGCAAGCACGGCCCCTTCGGGCAAGGCGCATTATGCGGTAGGTTGCACTTACGTCAACATGACAACCGGCGCAAAATACATCAACACTGGTTCTATAACCTCTTGCACATTCGTTCTTCAGTCTGCGACACCAAGTAATACAATAACTACCGCAATGCTGATGGCGAATGTAGTCACCAGTGGCAAGATCGACACGGGCGTTATCCAGGTGGACAAGGTTTCCATCTCAGCGGCCAACATCATATCAGGCACTACGATGAAGCAGCTTGTGGCTGCTCCTGCTGCTGGCAGTTATCTGGAACTGCTTTCTTGCACACTGGCAATAACCTTCGGGACGGCTGCGTACACTGGTGGCGGCAACGTGTCAATAGCGTTGGGTACGACTCCTATTACCGGTATCATATCCAATGCCAACAGTTTCGGTAAAGGCTCAAATGCAGTCATTCAGTTTAATCCGCTGGCTGCGGCGGCAACCGATATTTCAGCGTTGACTGCAACGGCGCTGAACATCAACGTGGCTTCAGGGGCGTTTACTAATCCTGGAACCGCTGCGGGAACGGCGGTTGCTTACGTCGCTTACCGCATTCTCACAACCACATAAGTTTGATCTGTTGAAGGATGGGCCGGAACTGTTTATTCCGGCCTTGACTTGAACGGCCAAGCCAATTAAGGAGGATTTACGATATGCGAATAAAAATGAGTAACATGGTATCAGTCTTTGAATTCGGTGCAACGGGAACGACTGTCAAAGTCCCTTCTGATGTTAACGGCTGGCTTAAACAGATGATTGTTGATGTAACTGGCATTACGACTCAAAGAGCAATTATAACTATTGTTGACCCTATGGGATACATAGTTTTTACTTCTGCTTCATGCCCTGCCAGCACAATAACCCGGATTGGTGACACGATAACTGCGGCTGAACTCGGTCAAATCCCTCTCGGTGAATGGCCCTGGTATCTTCAGTGTACTCTTTCCGGCAATGCGGGTGGTATAGGTGGCAATGTCACGGTAGTTTCATATTTCAGTTTATAAGGAGATCGACAAATGGCGAAGCATAGAATGTTGCAACTGGTTAAAGAAGGTGTACCCGATGAGCGCCTTTGGCATTGGACGCCGGAACTGGCAAAAGACCCGAACATGAGAGAGGTCTATGTCGAAAAAGGGAAAGGGCAATCGGTGTTGGTAGTTAAGGAAGAGATTGCAGACACGCCCACGATTGTTTATTCGGCTCGGCCTTCTGGCTTCGGAGAGTTTGATATTATCAAGACAATCCCGGCTGAAGCCGATGGGGATGAACCGGTTGATGAGATCATAGATCATATCACCGGGATTGAGGCGGCAAAGGCAAGAGTGGAAGAATTGAATTATCCTCAAGGAAGATCGGATATACCGTCTCCGGCTCCTGAACAGAAGGAAATGAGCGCCGAAGAACGCATATCGGCCATAGAGGATGCTATATCGAGTATGGATGAAGCGGATTGGGGTAAAGGCCCGTTGCCTTACCCGAAAGTTCCGGCTGTCTCGGCCATTACTGGCTTCAAGGTATCTTTCCAGGAAATCAAAGCTGTATGGGACAACATGAAACCGGCTCCGGCTGCACCGGAAGATAAAGAAGAGGCATAAATGCTGGCTTCAGATTTGGTAAAAAGGGTCAGACACCGGTTATTTGATACGGTGGGAAAGCGGCATACGCACTACTGGAGTGATTATGAATTGCTTGAGGAGTACGGCAATGCTGCGCTCGACAAGCTCTTTCTCGGTGTCCGTAAACTCATTACTGACTCTAAAACAGCGTCTGATATACAGGGTAATCCGTTATGTGTTCTCCCTTTGGTGGAGTCTCAAGCGGATTATCCTGTTTCCCCAAAAATCATCGAAATCAATACCGCCACAATCACAGAGATAACAGACCCGGTTGCAGGAACTACACTGATAAAACCTATGGCGGTTATGACCGTTGCGGAGATGGACGCAAGGTATTCTTACTGGCGTAGTGTTGGTGCTGGTACTCCAAAAGTTGTCATAACCGATTTGAACACGGATAGTCTGACGGTCTGGCCTACTCCTGAATTGAATTTAAATCCTCCCCCTACTCTACTGACTCCCACTGTGAATCTGACGGTTCATAGGTTTATGCTGCGACGCCTGGGAATGATTCAAGTTGGAAGCGAATTTAAACCGGATGATTCTGTGATTCTTACTTTCAGGGAAGAGTACCACGAATTTCTGGTTTACGGTATCCTTGCTGAAGCATATACCAAGGATGATGGAGAAACCAAACGGCCTGACTTGGCCGCGCTGAACGAAAAGAAATTTAATGATAAAATAGAAAGTGCCAAAGACGATTTAAGCCGTAGAATGAGAGTGAATACAGGCGTAAGGACAAGACTGGCCTTCAGGTAATTATGAGAGCATCTGCTTCTGACATGAAGTTTCAAGTCACGGGTTTTGCCGGGACAAATAATACACAGGATGCCGCAAGGCTGAATGGTCCTGTTGTTGGTAGACCTTCTGCCAATGCCGAATGTGCAATGATAAGTAACTTTGATATTACGGATACTCTTTCTGCTACAACTCGTCAAGGTAAGAGTAAAATTTATTCTGGCACTCCTCATAGTTTTGATCCGAATGGATCAGGGTATTTTGTGGAGGGGAATTATTTTAAGCAACTCCTGCCGGATTATACGGTGTTTATCTTTCCCGGTGTTCTGAAGGCTCCATATTTGCCAATGAGCTACACAAAAGTCAATTATTTGATGGTGTGCTCTAACGGTATTGATCTTTTTATAGTGGAGAATGGTGTGATCTCGGCTTTCAGAACGCCTACTGCCACTTTCAAATTACCTATTCTCCCCTCTCAAATTGTCGCTTTCTTCGGAAGACGGCTTTATTATGTAGTTGGGAATGTCCTGTATTACTCGGATGCTGACAATATCGAACAGGCAGATACAAGGGATGATCCTTTCGTTTTCAATAAACCAATTACGATGGTGCTCCCTCTCGATAATGGTATCTATGTTGGTGCGGATAAAGTCTACTGGCTGGCTGGCCGTGCTCCTGAAGACTTCCAAATAAATGGTGTCGCTTATGACGGTGGTGCAGTTGCGGGTACAGGAATAGCTTTCGATGCCTCTATGGTCGGTGGTACAGGTAAAATAGGAATGTTCACGGCTACGGATGGGATTTGTCTTTGTACGGATGGTGGTCAAGTGCAGAACCTTACTCTAAACAAAATCAACTTCACTGATGGTCATCGTGGGGCTGCTCTCATAAGGAAATCAGGAGACTTTAACCAGTACATATCTTGGACATAAAGGAGAAAACACATGAAAGTTAGCGACGGAATGAGCCTTGCGGTAGCAAATAATGGTGGATGGTGGGATAACCTTCAGGGTGGCGTTCTGGATTGGTGGAGTGGCGCTGAACCGGCAACCGCTAATTTAGCCGCAAGTGGTACTCTCCTGGCGACTCTGACAAAGAGTGGAAGCGCCTGGACTGCTGAAACTTGCGCTCAATGGAAGATCACCCTCGGCGGTTCTTCCGGGTCCGTCAACACTATCAAGCTCGGTGGGGTGGAAGTCCTTGGAACTGGGGTCAACTTTACCACTGATTTAACCACTACGGCGGCTCTCGTTGCGGCCACTATCAACGCTCATACATATCCGAATTACTTTGCAACTTCTGTGGGTGCGGTGGTTTACATCTATGCTCCTATCGGTTCAGGAGTGGGACGTAACGCCATTGTCTGCGCCACAACGGTAACAACCATGACGGCGACTGTGGCCGGTGACGGGACTCCTTCCGGTTCCGGTGGTACGGCTGGCATAGCGTCGGCAAATGGCCTGAGTTGGCAATATCCAGGTATAGTGACTGCGGATGTTGGTACTCTCTTCACCAAGGAGACAACTATCTGGCAAATGACTACTCCTACACAGAACGGGACTGTTGGTTACATGCGGCTCCGTCTGGATGGTGCTGACGATCAATCGGCAAATGCGACTTATCGGCGTGTTCAATTTTCGGTGGGTACGAGTGGTGCCGATGCAATAAGTTCAAATCTCACGGTAACTGCTGGTGTCCCGGCTATTGTGAATACAGCTACTTTCCTTGTCCCTGAACTGTAAAAGAGGTCTAAATGGCCTTTGCAATAGCCACAAATGTACCTAAACCGGTAGCAAGCATCAGTTTTAATGCTGTCAATATTAAAACTGTTGCTTTGCTGCCGGTTGCCTCAATAGGGATAAATATCACCCCTGTCTTTAGGATTAAGGCAGAGGCTCAACTTCCTGTTGGAGCTATACTTTTTAACGATACCTTTAAAATCAAGGCTTCTGCTCTTCTGCCTGATGCCTCTCTTAGTTTCAATTCATCCACGGTATTCTCCATTGCAGCAAAAAGCAAATTGCCGGTTGCTTCTATTCTTCTCGGATCGGCATTGGTTATCCATGCCAAAGCAACTTTGCCGGTTGCCAGTTTGATTTTTGTTGGCAATTCTCCACCGTTCAATATTGCGGCAAGGGCTAAAATACCGGTTGCAAATATTATCTTCGGTCATGGAGATATTGCAACTTACACCGTCATGGTCATGAATCTGAAAAATAAACTGGTGTCTTTCTACCAGAATTACAACTTTGAATCGGTGGGTATCTTCAATGGGGTGCCTATCGGATGTGACCCGGCAAGTGGGCTTTATCTTCTCTCTGGGGCTGATGATAACGGAACTGACATTGCTGCTTCAATTCTTCTCGGTGATTACGACTTTGGGATTAACAATATCAAAACAAATCCTGAGTTTTTTGTGAATTATTCAGGGAATGGAGAAGTACAGGTATCGGCTACGATAGATCAGGAAGATGATACAAATGGACCTTATGAGGTTCCTGCTCCACATGAAACAAAAGTCCAGACAAGACGGGCTATAATAGATCAGGGCCTAAGGGGAAGTCACTGGCAATATCTGATTGAGAATATTCAAGGTTCTCAAGTTACTATTCAAAATATAGGGCTTAATTTCAAGAAATCACAAAGGAGCCTACATTGAAACCGGGAAAGTATGATTTCATAATAGATCAGGGCGCGAATTGGGGGCAGACATTCTACTTTGGCAATAGCGCGATAGGTCCGACTCTTCTCCCTTCTTCTCCTTATACGATAGTTGTTGATGGAGTAGTAAAAACTTTCACTCGTAATGATGGTGGCTCTTTTCTGACTGATGGCCTTGCAATCGGTAACTATCTGGTCTGTTCAGGATTCGCAAATAAGGTTAATAACGGCTCTCACTTGATTACGAATGTCACGGCCACGGTGATAACCTGTTCTGGCGATACAATGACCACGGAGACGGCTTCTCCGTCGCTTTCGGGACAAAGTATTATGGTAGTCAAGGCTATGGACTTAACGGCGGCTACAGGTGCTTCCATGATCCGTCAACAGTACAGTGACGTAAGCCCTGTTGCCACAATAACGGTTGCTTTCTCCGGCACTCCTACTGATGGTTCCATAGCTCTTTCTCTAACTCATACTCAAACGGCGGCGATTCCTGCCGGGAAAGATGTTTGTTCACAGGCAAGTCAGTATGTATGGGATTTGAACGTAACTCAGTCAGGGCTGGTCACAAGAATGTTAGAAGGTAAAGTCTCTATTGATCCGAGTGCTACCCATTGAGCGATTTTGAAGAAACCACAATAGTTGAAACGATAGCAGAAAACGAGATTGTGGTTATTCCACAACCTAATGCAGCCGTTATTGTTGCGGTCCCTGCTCCAGAACAGCCAATTATTGTCTTTGTTGGCAATTCTCCGGGTGCTAAAGGTGCTGATGGTGCTCCTGGTGCTCCTGGCACTCCAGGCACTAACGGGACAAATGGCACTAATGGGACTAATGGTACGAATGGAACAAACGGTGCTCCGGGTGCTGATGGTGCTCCTGGTCCTAATCTGGTATCGACTTCGACCTCTACAAATATCACTGGTCTTTTGAAAGGCGACGGTTCCCATGTTAATCAGGCGACTGCCGGGGTGGATTATATTACTCCTGCGGAAGTCCCTACCACTCTCCCTCCGAATGGCTCTGCCGGTGGAGATTTAACCGGGAATTATCCAAACCCTACTTTAGCGGCGCTCGGTTCACCCCCTACTGGTAGCTATACCAATGCGAATATCACTGTTGATGCAAAAGGACGGGTGACGGCTGCGGCGAATGGATCAAGTAGCGGTGCTGGAGATGTGGTTGGCCCTGCTTCAGCGGTTGACAATCATGTGGTATTTTTCGACGGCACAACCGGTAAATTAATCAAAGATAGCGGTTTGACTCTTTCCGGGTCAAATACTGGAGATCAGGATTTATCTGGTAAAGAAAATACACTTCCACTTACTACTCTTGGTGATACGCTTTATCAGGATGGATCAGGTCGTCAACGGCTGGCTGGAAACACAACCACTTTTCAAAAGTTTCTTTCACAAACTGGTGACGGGTCAATCTCGGCGGCTCCTTCATGGCAAACTATACCGATCCAATCAACTTTAACGTATTACTTTCAGGACACTGCCTCGGCGGTTGCGACGTATAAAAAACAAATTACAACTCCTTATACTCCTAAAACTACAGAAACATATACTCCGGCAAACGGGACTCATGTCATCCAGAACTTTATCACTGATCCTGGATTCCCTGGGTTGGCCTTTATTCCTGCGGGTCAATTTGAGTTCCATATCCATGCGTCAAGGGCTGGAGGCAACTTCACTGTTTATGCTGAAATATGGGAAACAGATTCTGCCGGGGTTGATATTGCTTTAATCGGAACGTCTGAGCACTCTACTAATACTACAACTTCAGAGGCGGAATATCGTTTATTTTTCGTTACGATAAACACCTATACATTGGCTTCGACGGCAAGCCGGATTGTGTGCCGAATTTGGGCTATTACAACGTCTTCTGCAACCTGTAACCTATACGTTGGTGATACGGCTGATTCACACTTGACTCTGCCGACAAATACGGTGGACGCAAGTAACTTTATCCCTTATATCGGGGCAACGGCTAATATTAACACAGGCGCGTTCACCGTAACCTCGGCTGGTTTTTCAGGGCCATTAACCGGGAATGTCACAGGTAACTGTTCGGGTTCCTCTGGTTCTTGTACGGGTTCATCAGCATCGTGTACCGGGAATTCAGCCACGGTGACGGGATTTTCTCCGACTGGCGGGAAAACACTTACATTGACTGATAGTACAACCCTTGGGAATGCCTCTATATCTCTTGCCAATGGTAAAGCTCTTACTCTCACGGGCAATTTAACAGCAAGTTCGGACGCTACTGTTTCAGGGACAAATACAGGCGATCAAACGAGTGTAAGCGGTTCATCTGGTTCCTGCACAGGAAATGCAGCGGGGCTTTCAGGCCAATATATCGACTGGAACGCCTCAAGCGGTGGAACTTCAATCGCAAATAAACCATCTATCCCTTCTGCTGCGTCAAATATTTTATTACAACAGAATTTTGGAGGTTTCTAAATGTCCTCAAATACTTCACCAATATTTCCTTTAACTCCATTGGCCCCTAGTGTAACTTTGGCTGGTGTAACGGCTTGTTCCACAAGAGCACCCACGGCTTCAGCCAGTCTTGCGGGTGCAAATATCTTCCAACTCTTAGCCTCTCAGACGAATGGATGCAAAATTGACAGAATCCGTGTCCAGGCTTGCTCATCGTCAATAACTGCTCCGACTGTGGCTCAAACGGTCTTAATCTGGCTCTTGGATGGTACAACGGCCTGGGTGATAGATGAAATACTTGTTACTGCGGTCACACCTTCAACCACGGCTGCGGCCTTCTCTACGGAGAAAACATATAGTAATTTGGTGATCCCTACGGGGTATTCTCTCTATGCCTCGACTACGGTAACAACAACTTCATCCACAACGGCTTTACAAGTAACAGCTTTCGGGGGAGCCTTTTAATGTTTAACTCTCTCAATCCGATAGTTATTGCTGCCAGAAAAACCATCATATTTAGCAATACTATTGCCTCGTTAGGTCAGGCCACTGGTTTTATTATCATGGCTAAGAGTATCAATGTGCTAACTGTTTTAATAGATCAGCCCTGTCGGGTAAGACTTTATTCAACTGCTGCTGCTAGAAACGCTGATTTAACTCGGATGACAACAATTCCTCCCACTCCAGGGACTCAGCATGGCGTGATAATGGATTTAGTCCTTTCCACTGCTGCGGTTGGCTCTTTTCCGGCGACTTGGTTTCTTTCTCCTGCGGCGATTGGGAATAATGACGATAATCCTGCATCGAGTAATATTTATTACACTGTGGATAATCTGACAGCATCGGCAAAGGCTATCAATGTAACAATAAGCTATTTACCGATTGAAACTTAATAAGGAGTCTTAATATGTATGCAACATACACATATGCTGCAAGCTCTACGGCGGCAAATATCTTGGCTGATGTAGTTTTGTTACTGACAGGAACAACGGATAAAGGCACTTTATCAGCTAACTGTGTCCAAGGAACAACAAGCATAGATGCTAGTGTCACTGTTGCCGGATGGACTGTCTATGATGCTTCAGCCGGAACTAATGCTCAATGTCTTAGAGCACCTGTGGCAGATAATGCAAGCCAGTATAAATATCTTGTTATTGATACAAATACTGCTGGTTATATTTTACAAAAGGTATATGAAACATGGAATAGTGGCACTCATGCAGGGACAAACCTAGCGTACAATTCAGATAATACTACTTATTCACAACGGACCTTAATTGCATCTGGCGGAACATTATATATAAGTGCAAATGTACGTCATTGCTTTATATATTCTCTTCAAGGCGGTGTTTATGGCAATAGCTCATCGTCAAATCCGTCTGGGATACTTGAACGATCAAGGCTCTCTCCTTGGGACACAGTGGCTAACGGGTATCCACCATTTGTATATTGGGGTGCTTATTCTGTGATATATGAACCACGCTCTCTGAATGCGACTGGTGCCGATATAACAGGAAACGGATCATTAATGACAATAGTTTTTCCATTGGGGGGGTCAGCTGAAACTCCCCCCACGACTTCGGTAATATCTAATTCAAATAAAGTTACATTAGGCCATGTTTTTTTACCGTTCGGCGCGTGCAAGGCTACAAACGGTCATCTTGGGGGTGATTTCTCAAGTTTCTCAGACATATGGTTGACTACATATAATAGTGGAAGTCCATTAGATACAGTAGTCTATGGCGGTAATACTTATAACATTTGGTCAGCTGCGACGACATGGCGCTATGCTGTCAGGCAGGGGTAAATTATGGCTGCATGGACAGGTGCGGGTTTTCTTGAAAATTATAGTGAACCGGGTAGCTCAACTGTGTTTGTAATTTGGCGCTGGGAAAGTTGGCTTGCTTCCAGGAATATGACTGGCAATGTGAGCGGATCAGGACAAGTTTTCCCTTGAGATAAAAATGCCTCTTAAACTTGAATTATTGACTTCTAAAGGTACGGAATGGATCGGATTGTGCAAACATCGACTCCATATGATGTCTGTCATGAGAAAGCCTGGTGCCATACTGAAACAGACTTATTATTTGCCAAAAGGCGTTATGGCTCAAGTTATTTCTTCTGATGTCTGCGATATTATCAGAATATGGGGCGGTGGTCTGACAGGTATTATTTGTCATCCTCGGTCAAAAGATCAAGCAACATTATATGTTATCCCTGCGGCTCTTCCCGGCCAAGAGGCTATTTCTGTAATTGCAATAGTTGGCGGCTGGCATACCGATAAAGACGGTAATTTTGTAGAGTTAACAAGTAACTTTGATTATCCTCTGGTCGATTCCGATAACGCCTCATTTCTCTTCTCTGGTGAGGATTCAGTAAAAAGCGGTGGTTTTCTTGGTAGTGAAGGGAATTATGGCAATATTTACTGGCATAACAACGACAAAAGTAACTTGAGTGTAATTTCCTACAAAGGCATTCCCACTCGTCACTTCATGTTAGATCAACAAGGGGCTATTAACGGTGCGGACTTTGCTACTGACGGGCAAGGTATTTGCCTTTACAAATCTGGAATATTTCTCACATATACAAGAAAAGGTCAAGACGGCAAAAATGAGGTTGTGAACGGTGCTGCGGAACTTGAAGGAGAGGTTATTTGCTGTACTCCATCCGGCGTTTCAATCCTTCAGGGAAGTAAATGGGTGGATATACCAATTATCGGATGGGTGGCTAGTCCAGCATGGTATTTCGATAGTACAGGTAAAAAAGCAATTAATTCAGAAGGCACTCGTATCCTGACTTTCCAAAAAGCTGACAATGGTTCGGTTACTGGTGTTCAGACAGCCAATTATGTCCCTGCAACAAATAAATATTTATATCTTACCTCTTCAGGGCAGACTGGTTACTCTAGTTTAGAGTATAATAGCGACAAAATATCACAGGATTCATGCTTTGAATTAAAAGCAAATGGGGATATTGTCAACCTAAGTGTTATTGCTTCTTTGACAGCTAAAAGCGAATATAAATCAAGTGCGAGTAAGAGTTTTGCTGATTACGCTATCTATGACGATGGTAAAAAATACATTGTTACATTAACTTATGACGGTAACGTAACAGTATGTGCGGGACTGGCAAACCTGGATGGCTCACCTGCAAGTTTCCCTCCTGGTGTTGCTTGCGGCCCGTTTACATATTCGTTTACGGGTGCCACTCAAATAGGAAATACCAGTTGTGCTAAGTTAGACCCTACCTCGGCATGTTGTCCAAATGCTGTGGTAATGAATGTTTCGGCAACTATAACTGGTCCGGGGGTGGATGCTACAGGTAGTAGAGATATTACAACGGTGGCTAAGGCTGGTTCATGGGTAATGACATCTTGCAATCTGGAATGGGTAACATATGATACAGGTGCCGCTCCGCCATGCGGTTGCACTTCACTTACTGACACCACAGATAATGCTTATTATATGGCTCACGGTTTACCCTCATATAGTGCTGCTTTGGACCCTGTTTATTCTCCATGCGGAGGGACAAAAACACAAGAATTCACCCGGTCAGGCAGTTATGTAAGAGATATAATTGGCGGTGGACTTCCTGTGGCCCATTCAGGATGTAACCCCCCTTTTAATTTTGTGTCAATTGGAACGGATGTCATAGGAGGCGGATGCGCTCTTGTTTTTGGTGGTGAAGGTGATCCCTGTGGAATGCCAGGGGAATACTATTGTATTCAGAATGTAAATGAATATGGCGCACAGTACAGCATAGGAACAGTGACTTATACATGGGTGTGTCCATGAGTAATTGTTATAATTCTACAGGCAATTCTAGTAAAGTTTTATGCACAAAGCCGTGTGTAAACGGTATGTATGGTAGCATTCCATGTGCAGCTTCATCAGAAGGGACACAGACAGTCAAACATACTCTTAATAGTAATGCAACTGCCACATTTGGACCTTTCACCATACCTATTTTAAATACTATTAGAAATTTTACATTCATTGGAGGCTCTAACACTACTCCACTTTCCAGGGATGTAACAGGTTCTATATCAGAATCAATAAAACAGACAAGTTGTATTTTCCACTATGTTAATAGTGCAGAGGAAGTATGTTTATATAAAAAGACAGTGACTAAATTATCATTTTCAGGGTCAGAATCCGGTTGTGTTTCTTCACTGCATTTCAACAACAGTTATGCAAAAGTGATAGTAAGCAATCTGTCACTCACAAAAGATCACACTTATATTTTGTTAAGAAATGGACTTGAAGAAACATTAGGGTCATATAGTGAAAATTCAGGCGGTTCAGGAGTGTGGAAAATGTTTCTCGCTCCTACTCCTGACTTGGATGCTTTGCAGTTTGACTTGGATATACAAAAATACGGTTTTTATAACGATTATGATTCTTGTCCTAATGCGGCTGTTGATTCTCTCACGGCCCTTGACGGTGGGCCTGATATGTTCTATCCTGAGTGGGCTAGAGACTGGACACCTGACATGATGTGGCAACAAGTAGCGGTCAATAAATTCTATGGATGCAAGAGCGGGACACCTATATTAAAGGATAATTTTGGGTTTGGAATATCAACTGAACCTGTGCCAATAGGCGATTTTGCGAGACACCCCAAACTTGGTGATTGCTATAGTTGGTTGCTCTCCTTGGGGAAGGATATAAAACTGGTGAATTTTATAAACGGCCAAAAAGATGATAGTTTACTGTCTGATGCACTTAAACCACACCATATTGATTTGAAAAAGTTGGTTGCGTATTATCCAATTTCTCTTATATGAGGTTTCAATGCTGATAAATAATGCACAACGGTTAAATGTATGGTTAGGGCTGAATGACAAGTTCAGTTATGAAGAAATGTGTGCAGCTTCTACCGCTCAAGGAGTTCAGTTGTTGACAGCTATGGTATTTGCGGCTAAGGTAGGGATGATGATGGTTGCAAAATCTGAATTTCCTGAAATGGAATATAAAGACGCTGTTATGGCATTTGCTGCTAAATATAACGGACAAGAAATATTCTATCCGGCTTCTGAAATAAAAAATGAACAGGTGCCGTCGCCTGAGAATAAGGGAAGGGGCTGCTGTGGTGATAATGGTGTCCCTTCTCAATCCCGTGGTTTAGGAGACACGGTGTTTAAAATCACACATGCCACTGGCCTTGACAAACTAGCAGAGATATACACAAAGATTACAGGTCAACCATGCGGATGTGCTGAACGTCAAGAGGCTCTTAACAAACTATTTCCTTACGGTATAAGAGAGGAATGATATGGCAGCAACTATTGATCCCCAAACAATCCTCACTGAATCTGAAAATCTTGTTAATGATTTTTTAAGTAGAATTGACGACTCAATAAGCAACTTACAGAACTTTGTTGACGGTCGCACTACTTATGTAACTTACAATCCTCCTACTGCGTTTGCTCCTTCGGCTCCTGCGCCGATTCCTTTAGATCAGTTACCGGTTTTAACCCCTGCAATTCTTGATGCTGACTTTGGAAATCCTCTGTCTGAAATGGACGCCTATAAAGGGCATGTTTATATCGCTCCTATTCTCGATCAAATGGAAGCGACTTTAACCGGGTGGATCAACTCTAAGACTCTGGCCGGGGTGGATGCGGCTGGAAATCTGCTGACTTCTGGTGGGGTTGGGATTGATTCGACTACCCAAAACGCCATATACCAGAATGGACGGCAGAGAGATTTACTTGCTCTCTCTGATGCGCTCGATGCCATAGCTTCAAGAGATGCGAAGAGAGGTTTTGCTTATCCGACTTCACGGAGAGCTTCTGATGCGGCTATTGTCGAGTTCCAACAGAATTACGAGAATCGAAGCTGGCAGATCACGGCTCTCATGTCCGACTTGGCTCAAAAGAATATCCAACTGGCAATACAAAGCAATATGAGTATAGAAGGGTTACATGCCTCTTTTGCTCAAGGCTTCGGTAGTCTCTTCCTGAACTTGAAAAAGTTGATTGTGGATACTTTTAAGGTGGAGGTCGATGAAAGAGTAGAAGTATTTAAAGCTCAACTCTCGGCAGTCATAGCCGGTTATCAACTCTCTGAAATCAATGGTAAACTGTCTATTTCTTTCCAGGAATTGCTTTTGAAACAATGGGAAATCCTGACTGAAACATCTACTGACAGAGTGAAGAGCCTTATTGCACAAGCTGAAGAGGGGAATAGGATACAGCTTGAGGCTGCTAAAGCTCTTGTTTCCTCTTTGGAGAGCATAATTCAGGCGGCATTATTCCAGACAAACGGAGTAGTGGCGCAGATAGATAGTCAGACTTCAGGAAGTAGTGCATAAGGAGTTAATCATGATCTCTCCGCAAATTGAAAACCTTGTCAGAATGAAAGTTCAGCAATCCAATGTGATGTTGGCCTCTCAACCGCAACCGGGTCAAGTGCCTGGAAGGGCTGAAGGTGGCTCGGCTCCTGGCATTATTCCTGGTCCTGTTTCTATGATGGGTGGAGATAATACAATGACTCCTACCAAATCAGGTGAATATATCCTGCCGGTTGAGGCTGTCATGGGCCTTGGAGTGCGGATGGGTGCCACTACTCATGGTGACGCTCTGGCAATTGGAAAGCATATCCTTGATAAAGAGGTTATGGGGCTGAAAAAGGAAATGGGGAATAACACTCCTCCCCGCAATTCAGGTATTTCGACTGGCGCGGATCAGGCTTCTCCTACTCCCGGTCAAGGGGTTGGCTTTGCTGAAGGTGGCATAATTTCGGATGCAACACAATGGTTGGGAAGTCATGTTGTTGACCCTTTAAAAAATATGATGACTCCAAAACCGGGTATTCCTGTTGGCTCTACTCCTCCTTTGCAACCTCAACAGGTGGGGAGTGGTTATCTTAACCGTACAGGAACGGGGTTACAAAGTCATAATTCAGCGGTTGAACAGGTGGCAAGAGATACCGGTTATGCTGAAGGTGGCGGAGTAGGGAATTGGTTAAGTGAGCATGTTGTTCAACCGGTTAAATCTGCTCTTACTCCTAAACCTGGGATACCGGCTTCTCCTTCTTCGACTGCTCTTGGTACTGGATATGCCCGTAATACGGCAGATACAGTAAAGACACACAACCAGGCTGTGACGGATGCGGCCAAAGGTTATGCTGAAAGGGGTATGCCGGATAATCAGTTTATACCAGTAGAGAAACAGCCTATAGTAGCTCCTCATAGTGCAGAAGGCTCTTTTGAATTACCTCCTCCGAAACCCGGTATCCCTGCTCCGGCTGCTACAACTCCTCCCGGCCCTGCCTCTCCTCCCCCTGCACCTTCTGGAATGGGTATCGCTCCTGACCCTCACGGCTCCGCACAAATCGGTAAACAGAAAGTCAATTATGGTGACATTGGCGTAATGGGTAAAGACCCGCTGGCCGGGAAAAGTACGGGTAGTGTCAATACAATGACTGGTGAAGAGTTCCAGAGATCAGGATTGGCTGCGGACCCGAATTTCGGTAAGACGGGCATGGAATACAACACGGCAACAAAAACCTGGGGTAAACCGGACCCTGAAATAATGGTTGGCAATCCGAATGGTATCATGTCAACGATGAAGGAATCTGAAGCCTACAATAAGGGACTAATGAATCCTCAACAACGGCAGAGTTATGAAGCTCGGCAAATGCAGGAAAAGGAACTTCAGGCCAAAACAGATATTGCAAAAGGAACGATGGGTATCAAACAGGAAGAAGTTGATACAAAGAAAACTGCGGCTGAATCGTTGGCTGCATACCATAAGCAACTCGGTGACGCAAAAACTAACTTTGGTAAAGGGGTTATGAGTAGTTTAAGCCCTGAAGCCGTACATGATCTTGCTTCACAATTTGCCAAAACAGGCCAAATGCCAGCAATGGGAATGGGTGGCATGGCGGATAGAGAGGCTATCTTTAACGAATGGTCGAAAATGATGCACACTCAAGGCGGGACTCTTAATGACCAACTTGAACAACGTGCTGCTCTCAAGGCAAGTCAAGGGGCGCTTAACAATGATGTTAAACAGTATGACCTGATGGAGAAATCCGAGAAACAGGCTGCGGGTGCTGCAAAGTTACTTCGTGAATCGTCAAAGAACTATGGGCGAACCGGTGTCAGATTCGTCAATTCTATGGAAGCTCTGACAAGGAATGCGGTCAATGACCCGAAACTTGCTGACCTCCAAATGAAATTACTTGCATTCACACGTGAATATTACAAAATTACGACAAATGCCTATGCAAGCGTAGGGGAACTGTCAAGAGGGGCGCAAGAACAGGCCGACAAGCTCCTTAACGCTTCAGACAGTTATGAATCCCTTGATGCGAAGATAAGGGCTGCTGAACAGGAAATAGCAAACACCAAGGGTACTTTTAAAGAGACTATTGACGCTCGGAAGAAGGATATTTCCAGTGTTGGTAAAGAACTTACTCCTGACATTGCGGCTCAATACAAAGCCAAATATGGAGATAGGGCAAAAGCGGAAGCGGCGGCAAAAGCGGACGGTTACACCTTCTAGGAGTATATTATGCCAAATGCCTTCGATCATGTTTATGCTGATGATAATAAAACAGGCAGCAATGCGTTTGATAAAGTGTATGGTGCTCCCCCTCCTGCTGCGGCGGCTCCTACTCAAGCTCCGGGTATCCCTGCTGGCCCTCCTGCACCTGAACAAGAATCCGGGTTGAAATCAACTTTAATGGAAATCCCTCGTCTCGGTAGTGAAATAGTATCGGGTATGGCAAATATCCCTGTAAAAGCATACAAGGGCTACAAGGGCATTGCTGCAATGGGTCAAGCTGCTTTGCAAGGGAAGGGGTTGGATGAATCTTTACAGGCTGGCACGGCGGCGATAGGTGATAGAAATGCGGTTAAATCTCCGTTGGCTCCTTCCAAAACAGGGGAGTTCATTGGTAAGAAAGTTATTCAACCAGGGATTAAAAGTGTTTCTGAAACAACCGGATTGCCTGAAGAACTGGTAAGTGGTGGGGTTGAGGCTGCTGGTGACATTGCAGGGCTTTATGGTTTGAAAGCTGGTATTCCTCCGGCTGCTCGGCTGGCTGGCAAAGTGGCTGGTAAAACTGCTTCTGGCCTGGGTGATACCGGTGCAGGGCTACTCGGCACTTATACAGGCACGGGAAAACGGTTTATCAAAGAAGCTGCGGCTCCTGGGGATACAGAGACTTTCACTAAATACATGCGTGGTGGAGAAGAGGGCGGTAAGGAAATCGTAAGCAAGGCAAAGGATGCCGTTCAGAAAATCAAAGATCAACGTGGTGAGGAATATCGCGCTAAATTGGCTCAACTTGCTGAGAATCAGGCTCCTATTACTGATGCTCCTGCAATATTGCAAGATAGACTTAATACGCAACTTAGCAAATTCGGCGTGAAAATGACCAAAAATCCGGCTGGTGAGGATGTCCCTGACTTTTCCCGGTCAACAATAGATCGTAAATCTCAAGGGGATGTTACTCATATCATTGATACAATTCAGGGATGGGGTAAGAAACCCGGTGATTTAACTCCGCTTTCTCTCGATACTCTCAAAAGACAACTTGACGATTTTTACAGTGATTCAAAAAATAGCCGTGCAATGGTAGCAAGTCTCCGTGACGGTGTTAAAAAGTTGATTGTTGATAAAGTCCCTGAATATGCCGATATGACAAAGGGCTATGCAGAAGCAACGGGGCTTATCAACGAACTTGAGCGCACTCTTTCTCTCGGTAAAAAACCGATGATTGACACGACAATGAGGAAACTTACTTCATCCATGCGTGATAATTTCAGTTTCCGTACTGAATTGCTCCATCAACTTCAAGAGGCAACTGGTGAGAATCTTGAATCTGCCATAGCCGGTTACAATCTCTCTTCAATGGCTCCTCAAGGTGGATTCGGCAAACTTACTTCAGGATCATTGAGCGTGGGGGTGTTGGCCCATGCTTTATCCCCTCATTACCTAGCCCTTCTTGCCATGTCTTCTCCCCGGATCGTCGGTGAATCTCTCCGTGCTCTCGGTATAGGTGCTCGGTATGTCAACCGGATTCTTCATAAACTGCCTGACATAAAAAAATACGTTGGTGGAGGCAAGGCTGCTGGTGGTGAAGCAGGGCAAGCTGGTACTGCGGGGGTTGCTGGTGAGGCTGTTCCTCCGAAACCTGGGGTAGAACCGGCCCCTGTACCTCCACAAACTGCTGAAACTGCTGCGCCCTTATCCTCCACTGCCCCTGCCCCTGAACCTGTGGTAGAACCTTCTATGCCGGATTACAAAGATATTCTGGACAGTTTAACGAAACAAACAGGAATAGTAAGAGGCAAGGGTAAGAAAAACTGGACCGATAGTGATTTCCGTAACTGGCTTAAACAGTCATATCCCACGGTTGCTGCGAGATATGCTAAAAGTGATATATTTAAAGCTCTGGAAGGTCAAATAAGGGGTGAGAAACTAGGTAAACATCAACAGCGGGTTATAGATGCTTTCAATGAAGATCATACTACGATGACGGCGAATGAAACTTATAAAACATCTCAAAAAGCAGACCGGTATGCAGCCGAAGCTGGTATGGACACAACCGGGTGGACGGATGAAGATAAATCAAACTTCGTTGAACAATATGAGGATTTTAAAAGAGGGCAAGGGAAACAGTCACAACCTGTTAAAGATGATCCATTTCCTCATTACAAACATAAAATAGATTAAACTGAAGGTGATATATGATTCTCCCTGCAATAAAATTTAAAGATCAAATTCATAAAGGGTCATTTGAAGATCATCATTCTGATATTCTGGCGGCAAACAAGATCGGCAAAAAGCAGCCCCATAAAGAGGGATTCGTTATTGGTGGCCGGTTTTATAGCCGCAAGTATGCCAGTGATTACATGAAATCGAAAGGCTATAATGTCCCGGATGAACTTCATTCTGAAGATATGAGAAAGGCGATAAATGATCCACAACAGGGAAAAACCGAGAAAGAAACCAAAGTGAAGTTGAAGGATGTGAAAGATGTTGTTGCTTGTGTGATTGATTATGGCACTTTCATTTGTGTAGCAGATACCCTTAGCAAAACAATGAAAAAGGTCTATTGCTATAACTTCACTGCTGAAGAATTTTATTCCATAGCAGATTTATGCAAGGCAACAGGTCTGAAAAATGTAGTAAGAACAAACGATATTTTTAGCCCTGAGATACTGGATACCATTGATCTTTTTATCTTCCCGGATATTGGTTATGAAGGTTTGCAAAAACATTTTAAAACACTCGGCAAGGCAGTATGGGGAAGCATGGGAGTTGATGCAATAGAAATTCTGCGGGATGAATTTCTGGAATTAATAAAAAAACTTGGGTTGCCAGTAATTAACTCTGTGCCAATAAAGGGTGTTTTAAACCTTCGTGAACATCTTTCCAAAGTCAAAAATAAGCATGTTAAAGTTAATATATATCGTAAAAATATGGAGACATGGCATCACATTGATATAGAACATAGTCAGTCAGAACTTAACAGGATGGAAACCGAATTCGGCGGTTTAGAGGATATTGTTGAATTTATCGTACAGGATCATATAGATACCGATGTTGAAACTGGATATGATGGGTGGAGTATTGACGGTATCTTTCCGGTATTTTGTTCTCAAGGCTATGAAAAGAAAAACGAGTTATATCTTGCTGCCTTAGTGGAATACAAAAATGTTCCCGACGAAATTAAGGAGATTAATGATGCGATAGCTCCGTTGTTGAAAAAATATGGCTACCGGAATTTTTGGGCTACAGAAATTCGCGTGAAAGGTAATAAAAACCATTTCATTGATCCTACTCCTCGTATGCCTGGGATGAGTGGTGAACAGTTTATGATGACATGCGAGAATATTGCAGAAGTCATTTGGAAGGGCGCGAATGGGATTATGGTGGAACCGAAATTTAATGCTAAAGTTGTTGCGGCGGCAACTATTTATTACACTGATTATATAGACGATAAGCATTGGATGGTATTGGACATACCTGAGAAAGTTAGGCCATATTTCAAAGGCTGGCATTATTGTTTTCATAACGGTAAATTCCATTGGCCTCCTAAAGACAATTGTGAGCTTGGTCTTATCTTAGGGGCTGGTGATAACATAAGAGAAGCAATTGAACATCTTAAAAAGAACATTGAACTATTGAAGGATGAACCTGTCAAATTCAAACTGCATGGTTTCAAGGAAATCTTGAAGGATATTGTTGAGGCCGAAAAACACGGAATTTATTTTAACGATCAGAAAATACCTGATATAAGTGATATTATTTAAGGAGCGATAATAATGAAAACGCCTCCAGGACATGATGGAATACCGGACCCTATGGCTGGCGGATGGGGCGGGACTACTGGTGATGAGGACGACGAATGAAAAAAGGATACGATGGATATAAAGAAAAGAATGATATTACGGCTCTTGAAAATATTAATATTTATCGTGCAACCTTCAATCCTCCTGAACTATTTCCCATTATCCGTTATAGGACTGTTCGGGGAGAAGATTTTGGGGTATTGATGAACAAAGGGGAGAGGGTCACTATATGGAATGGCTTTACAGAAAAGCTAGAACATTATCATATTCATGATTATGAAAACCGATTCATAGGGATGGTCTGACCTGTGATTAATCTTTGACTTTTAGCTGTTTTTACTGTATAGCGGATAGTGTCTGTAGCACAACATCAACATGGAGGTATCGACAATGGGTGGAGCATCGAACGTACCAAAAGGGATGGGGAAGGGTATCGGGAAGGGGAAAGCTCCTTCCAAGGGTGCAGTAGGAGCCATGCCGGGTGGCCCGAAGAAGGGCAAGGGTATGATGAGCATCGACAAGCATCCTTCCAAACCGAAGAAAGCGTAGCGAAGAGGGGAGCCTAACGGCTCCCTTTTCTCAAATTTAAGGGAGGTTTTCCATGCAACACATATCTGTCGATTCCAGTAATATTGCTTCGGTTGGTCATGAAGGCGACACTATGCAAGTTACTTTTAAACATGGTGGGACGTATCAATACAGCGGAGTGGACAAGGATACATTCAACGGCCTTTTGTCGGCTCCGTCCATTGGCAAGGCTCTTAACCAGTCAGGGTTGGTAGGTGTAAAACTTAATCCTGAAAAGAAGGAGAAATGAGATGAAATACTTTATTATTCTGTTTGCTATACTGATGATCTTTGTCAGTGTATCCCCTTCTGTCAAGGCTTCCCAAAGCTCTTATCCTGTAGTTTTTAGACCTACATCTTCTGCGGCTACTACTCCCAATATCAGACTGTGCATCATGAAGCAAGGGCTTTCTCAAGATCAGGAGACTTCTGGTGGCACAATACAGAGCATTGTCTGTGACACACGACCGGGTTACAATGTAACCAAATATCTTTCTACTACGCTTACCAACGTGATACTTTTGAATATCTGTGTCGATCAGGATACCAAGTATAATAACGATGGGTCATTGACAAACTATACCTTAATCAAGTCCGGCACTTGTTGGAGCGAGGCGGTACGGTAATGGTAGCTGCTATCACTGAACAACGGAAACAGGAAGAGAGAAGAGTACATTTACTCCAGGAGTGTCCTCAATCTGAAAGAATCCAGGTCGTAAGCGAAACGCTGACCGAGTTAAAAGACAGTAATAAACGGGTTGCTATAGCTCTTGAAAATATTGCAAAACAGGGCGCTCAAGTAGATAGTCACGAAAAGCATCTTGATACTCATGATTCACAGCTTGATACAGCTTTCTTTCAAATTCGTAAGATAGATGAACGAGTTATGAACCTTGAAATTAAAAAAGGCGAATGGGAAGGGGCAAAAAAGGCTAAAGATGAAATCATATCTACCGTAGAGAAGGAGAAGGAAAAGGAACAGATTGCTGCGGAAAAAGAAAATCAGAAAATATGGACGCTTTTGGAGAGACTCCAACTTTTAACTCCGATTCTCTTATGTCTAGGATTTATTATATATATAATAGAAAAATTCACTATAATGACTAAACTTATCAAGTTAATCAAAGAAGCATGGCCGTTTTGAACAATGAATGCCCTTACATAAATATCTGTAAGTATCAAGCAGAAGATCACCTTAGATGTAAATCAACTTGCCCTTACCGGAGGATATTAAATGGCAAAAATATTGCCTCAAAAGAATCTGAAAACTCATTGGTGCGAAACCCAAAGCAGGGAAAGGATTAGTCATTGCGGATTTAAATATTGCAAACATCCTGATAAGCCAAAGGAGATAGCTTATGAAGGCAAGCCGAAAGTGCCTTGAACTTATCGAGAGCGAAGAGGGCAAAGTCAATCATTTTTATCACGATCAGGCTGGCTACCCTTCAATCGGTATCGGTCATAAACTGACACCTTTACAAGTTGCTTCTGGCAAACTGGTTATAAACGGTGAGTCAGTCATATATGCCAATGGCCTGACGGATCAGCAATGTTACGACCTCCTGGCTCAAGATATTATCCCGGCTGAAAATGAAGTGAATCAGGCTGTTCAAATAACTTTGAATCAGAATCAGTTTGACGCATGTGTTGATCTGGCTTTTAACATTGGTTCGGGTGGGTTTAACGGGAGTTCTGTACTCATGTATATTAACGCAGGGCATTTTGATGATGCTGCTAAATCATTTGCCTTATGGAATAAAATCACAAAGGATGGTGTTCATGTAGTTTGTGACGATTTAACAAAACGGAGAGCCAATGAAGCGGCACTATTCATGGAGGATGTATGAAAAAGTTACTTGTAGCACTCGTACTCTG